ACTGGCGGAGCTGTCCAACTTGTTGGCAAGGTAAGCAAGAACCGATCCAGATCCGCAGCCACTGCCATGCGGAGCCTACGAAAGCCGCCCATCGCCGCCACCCATGATTGCGCATAATGTATAGACCGTGGCGTTGTCGAACGCCTGCGTGCTGACGTGAGCCGCTGCGTGAGCCTGAGATGGCAGGGCAAGCCCCACTGCAAGGCACAGCGCCATCGCGGTAGCTGCCAGCTTCCGCCATACCGCTTTCTCTTCCCGGCTGATGGCTCGCGCCTCGCCGACAATGCCCAGGACACGGGCTAGGGGTAGGCCTGTCAGTCCGGCCAAAGTTGCGCACATCACGGTATCCGGCAGCGAATAGCCGGATTTCCAGTTCGCGATTGTTCCTCTCGAAACGCCAAGCTGCCGGGCAAATTCCGCGTCACTGTTGACGTTCAGCGCTTTCCGCGCGGTATCGATGAGGTCAGTTACCGTCTGCATTGTTCAACCCTGTTGACACCCCTGTTCAACCCCTTTATACATTGCGCCGTGCTCAACGGCGTTGAGCGCCCCGCCAGCCGGTCCCCAAGGCCGTTGGCGGGTCACCTTGGGGAACTTGGGGCAGGGGGGTAGGGCATGGATCCAATCATTCTCGTAACGCTAGCCGGCGCACTGCTGGCCGTCTGCGTGGGCGGCGCAAAGCTGATCGCGTGGTTCCTTGACCGCCGCGACGCTGCCGCGCAACGCGCTGTTCGCGAAGCTGCATTGGTCGCCCAGGCATCGAGCGAGGTGCGCCGTGGTTGAACAGCTGGTCGTACTAGTCGTGGCCGTGTGGCTGGCATGGCTTGCTTTTGCGCTTTGCAGGGGCCGCTACGATGACTGATCTCGTTGTTTTCTTCGTGGCAGGCCTGCTGTTCGTCGGCGCGTTTGGCGTCCTCATCAACCTCCTGATGGGCCGCCGCCGTGGCTGATCTGACCATCGTTGTCTCACAGGCTGAGATTGCGGGATTCGTCAGCTGGTTGGTAGCGCTGAGCGCGCTAGGAGCCGCTTTCGGCGCGGGACTGGTTGGCTTCCTTCGAGACGCTCTGCGTGAGCTCTGGTACTGGCAGCGCCGTACCCGCCGCCTTGCGCGCTGGGAGCGTCACGTGAAGCGTCTCGTACGCGGACAGGGCAATGAGCCATGAAGAATCATTTCCTTCGAGACGTTCTGCGCGAGATTTGGTACTTGCAGCGCCGCAGTCGTCGTCTTGCGCGCATGCAGCGGCTGGCGGTGCGTCATGACTGATCTTGTTGCGACCTGCATGCCGTTCGAGCCGGACTTTTCCCCGGTCGCTGCCGGTGAAAAGGTGCGAAGTGGGGGAGGGGAGGTTGGCCCGGGGAGTAACACGGGCCAAAAGGGTCCGTCAGCCGCGATCATCGACTACCTGACCCTTGTGTTGCCCGCTTCCTCGCTCGAAGAGTTTCGCTGCTCGAAAGTCGATCTGTTGATCTACAAGCTGTTCGGCTTCCGGGGTGAAGTCGTTGCAGGTGCCATCCGGGAGAAGAACTGGAACTTCTATCCGCTGTCGGCGGTGCTGACGGATCGTGATGGCGAGATGGTGGGGCGCATCGGCCTCGGTGGGAACAAGGAAACGGTCTGCGTCAGCCTGTCCGGCGCAGGCTGCAAGTGGGTCAAGGATTGGCGTGTGACGTTCAACGCGGCCGTGCAGCTGAAAGCGAAGATCAGCCGCATCGACTGTGCCCATGACGACTACGAAGGCAAGCGCCTGGACGTGCACGCGCTGAGGGAACGCGCTGCTGCCGGTGACTTCTGTGAGGGTGGTTGCCCGCCTCGCCACCGCTTCATGTCTGATGAGGGGCACGGTACCGGCTCGACGCTGTACGTCGGCGGTAAGGGCCACAAGGAACTGTGCGTCTACGAGAAAGGCAAACAGATGGGGCTCCCCACGTCGCCATGGGTTCGCGCTGAGGTGCGCCTGTACGGCAAGCACGTGGAAGTTCCACTCGATGTGCTGCTGGACCCCGGTGCATACCTGCGAGGCGCGTACAGCGTCATGCGCGAACTGATTCAGGGCGTGTGCACGCGACTGCGCACGATCCGCAAGCAAGTCGAAGTTTCGGCCGAGGCCATGGTTCTGTGGATGAACCGTCAGGTTGGCCCCGCTCTCAATGTCCTCCGCGATGCGTTCGGCGATAGCTGGGCAGAATTCGCAGAGGCACGCGTCCTCCGGCAAGGCCACCCCGGACGGTTTCGCGGTATCGCCTCAGGTGAGCCACTCGCCAACTATGTGAGAGAAGAACTATGCCGATCTGCCGCGTGAAGTCCGCCGCTGTCGATGAACAGCACAACGCCAAGTCCAATTCCATCATGCGCTCGCAGATGGTGGGCCTTGACCTGGGCAATGGTTTCGAACTGCCGTTCCGCGTTGGCCTCGGCCAGCGCCCGCCGTACCCGGCCGGTGAATACGACATTGATCCCAAGTCGTTCGCGCTGGGCACCTACGGTGACCTGACGTTGAAGCGTTACGTTGACCTCGTTCCGCTGAACGTAAAGCCTGCCGCACCGGCGAAGGCCTAAGCCATGTCCCTGTGCGTAGCCCTGCAAGCGGACGGCACGTTGGTGCCAACTGGACAGACCGTGTCCGAGTGTGCGGGCTACGTGCTGGTGAGCGCTGCTGAACATGGCGTCTACGAAGTCGTGCAGCAGGCTCTTGCAATGCCCACAGCGGAAGACGCGTTGAAGTGGTTCACCGCGTGCTGTGGCGCAGTAATCGTGTGGTTCGTCGTGGGGCGCATTGCCGGCAGCGTCGCAACGATGTTCGATAAATAGCCGGCATCAATCAAAACAACAGGAGTAGAAAACATGGGTGAGATTCTGACTGGCCTGGGCGTTGACGATGCGGTCTCGGCCCTCATCGGCGGCGCGGCACTGATCGCACTGGTGGGCTTCACCAAGTGGGGCGCGAAGAAAGTGGCCGGCATGTTCGGCTGATACGGGTAGGGCGGGGCGATGTTTCGGCATCGCCCTTGCTCTATGTGGGGATCGACGGAGTGTTGACGATGATCGTACTGGTGTTCTGTGGGTTTATCGGCGCGTGCTGCGGCATGGCTGGCGTCAAGGGTCTGGATGCATGAGCGGGCCGATTCGGCAGCTGATCCTCGCTGTGACAGTGCTGCTCGCAACGATCTTCGGCGCGCCTAGTCGAGTCTCAGCCCATCCGTTCACTGAGTGCGCTACGGCGGGTGAGTGTGATGAGGGGCAGGCGTGGATAGCCATTCAGCCAGTGCCTGTTGATCATTGTGGGCAAGGGTGGCCGGGTGCAACGCCTCGAGATGTAGAGTTCACTCGTAGTGGTGCATCAAATTTGCGTATTAGCGCGAAGTTTGGATGTACTTCCGCATCTGGCAGCAACATGGCGAATGTGCAGATCTGGCACTACGTATTTTATGGCGCAACGTGTTCGTCACGCCCCTATGAAACCGGTTGGAAAAGCCAGCCCGGTGGCGGCACGAAGGTTTGCCATAACGGCTGTGCATATATCAGTGGTATCGATGCCGGGTCACCAAACGGATTCAGCTTCGATCCTACGGGCGACACCTGCACCAATGACGACCATCCCGCGCCTGAACCTGATGGAGATGGCGGCGATGACGGTGGCGGCGGGAGTGAGATTCCCGGCGATGGAGATGGTGGTGGCGGTAACGATGGCGGTGGGGATGGCAACAACGGTGGCGGCAACAACGGCGGCGGTAATGGCGACGGCGACGGTGATGGCGAGGGGGACGGCGACGGCGACGACGACGGCGATGGAAACGGCGATGGCGGCGGCAACCTTCCCGGCGATGGTGATGGCGAAGGAGAGGGCGAAGAAGATGGCCCCGGCGAAGCTACCCCGCCTGATGGCAAGCTGTACAAGAAAACGGATAAGACGGTAAAGGGGGTTCTGTCCGACTTCCGCGAAGGGGTGATGAAAACGCAGATGGTCGGCGGTATCAGCGACTTCATGCAGGTGCCAGGCGGCGGGGCATGCCCGGTGTTTACGGTTGCGGCGTCGAAGTTCTGGAGGTCGATGACCATCAATTTCCACTGCTCGGGCGACTTCTTGGCGCTGTTGCGGGCATGTGGCTACGTAATTTTTGCGATCGCGGGTTATGCGGCCGTGCGCATCGCGCTGACGTGAGGGCAGGGGCATGCAGGCTGGATGGCTCACCGATCTGACCAAGTGGCTGTGGAATGCGCTGAAGGAGTTTTTTAGCGCGCTGGTCGACTTTTTCAATGATCTGTTCGTGCTGGTGCTGGACCAAATATGTGACGCGTTACTTTATGTCCTCGGGATGATTCCGCTTCCGGAGTTCATGGAGAACAACAGCATCGGCTCGATGCTTGCGAGGGCTGGCAGCACGATCTTGTGGTTCGCAGAACTGTTCCAGATCGGCCCGTCCATGGTGATGATCGGGGTTGCGATCATCTTCTATCTGGTTCGTCGCGTGCTGACCGTGGGTATCTGGTAATGCTGGTTTTCAATGAAGGGGTGCCGCGCGCAGGAAAGAGCTATGACGCGGTGAAGAACCACATACTCCCGGCGCTGAAGAAGCGTCGCCGCGTGTTCGTCCGGCTCAACGGATTGCGTCACGACAAGATCGCCAGTCACCTCGGCATGGCCGAGGATGAGGTGCGGAAGCTGCTAGTGTGCGTTGACACCAAAGAGGTGGTGAAGAGCTTCGCCTGCGTCCAGGACGACAGCGGCAAATGGTGCATTCCTGATGATTTCAAAGATGCATTGGTGGTGATCGATGAGGTTCATGAGTTCTATGTCAATGAACGCAAACCACTGAATCCGGCGGTTGAAAACTTCTGGGCACTGCTCGGCCAGAACGGCGGAGATGCGGTCATTATGACGCAGTGGATTAACCGCCTGCATTCGGCGGTCAAGGCCCGCATCGAGCGCAAGAATACATTCCAGAAGCTGACGGCGGTCGGATCAAAGTCCAGGTACCGAGTGACGTACTTCCATACGACCTCGCCGGGGAAGTTCGAGAAGGTCGGGGGACAGACGTTGAAATACGATCCGGCCATCTTCCCGTTGTATGACGGCTATGCGCCGGGCGCTGAGAATACCGAGGTCTACGAAGAAGGCGGGAAAACGGTATGGGCGGCGATGGCGCCGCGTGCGGCAATTTTCATTGTTCTGGGATGCATGGGCCTGTACTTCTTAGTCGGCTTCTTCGGAAAGGGGGCTTCTGAGCAGGAGCCGGTGGCCTCAAAGGCCACGCAGGTTGCGCCGAAAGATGCTCAGACACAGGCATCAGGGGCAGGCAGCGTCCAGACGGCCGCTAGCAGCGCACCCGTGCCGAAGGTGGATCCATATGCGGATCTGACCGAGGAACAGCGTTACATTGTGGATCTTGGGGGAAGGGCCCGTATCCGGGTTGCGATGGTTGTCCAGGTCGATGGCGTAGACCGCGCGTGGATCCAGTGGATCAGCAGCGATGGAAACGAGGTTATCGAGCAACTGGACATGCGTCAGTTGCAAGCGCTTGGCTATGAGGTGACGGTGGAGCCTTATGGCGTACGTTTGGCTGCGGGCAAGCACGTCATGGTGGCGACTGCGTGGCCGTACACCATGCCGGTTCGCGAGCAGGAGGCAAGGCTTTACAACCTGTCGAGGGATGGCGCTGGCGCTGGCGCTGGCGCTGCGAGCGTAGCGAGTGGGGGCGGCGCTGGTGCCATCCCCGAATCAGCGGGGGGTACGCTCATCGGTGTGGCGAACAGGCCGATGGCAACGTTCCCCGAGTCTGCGCAGAATCGCTACGGTGGAAAATAACGTAACGCGTTATATATAATCATTTTTCATTTCAAATGCGTAACGCGTGACGATATAATAGTCTTACACGCAAAGGAGGGGCTTTCATGGAAATCGAGACTTGGATTGTGCTGGTTCCGCCTACCGTTGTCGCAACGGTGATGTTGGCGAGCAAGGCATTGAAGGCCTACGTCAACTACCGCACTGGCCGCATGTCCTGAGGTGGCGTTATGCGTGACGAAAAAGATTCCGGCACCGTTGAAATGAGCCTTCCGGCTCGGCGAGGGCGCAAGCCGATCAACGGCGTTGCGATGACGGCGGCGGAACGTCAGGCTCAGTACCGATTCCGGCGCAAGGCAGCGGCCAACTCGGGCTCGCGCAAGCTCGATGCTTTCACGGATACGGCGCTGCTCGACCGGATTCGTCTGGAACTGTCCGATGGCGACACGAAGGCCGCAAAGCGTTTCATCAAAGAGCTTTCCCGTCGTTATTTGTAACGCGTGACACTTTGGTGGCGTGACCCCGGCTTTCTTCGCGCAGCAAAGCCTCCTATGATTCCTGGCATCAACAGGGGGTTACATGGACGTTCGGATCGTTCTCGCGGTCCTGTTTGCGGTGGCTGGTTCAGCGCATGCGCAGCAGGTATACAAATGCGTCGAGGGTGGCCGGGCCACCTATCAGTCTCATCCGTGCCGGTCAGGTGAGCCGGTCAAGAGTTGGTCTGCGCAGGTAGCACCCCGGTCGCCTGAGGCCGTGGCGGCTGATCGCCGTATCGAATTGATTCGGCAACAGAATGCGGTGAGGCAGCAGGCAAATACTCGGCGTCCACGCGGCAGTATTCCCGGACGCCAGGGCGTTGTCATTCCGAACGGCCAGTACGAGAGCCCAAGCCGCTGTGAAGCCGCCAAAGCGCATCGTGACAGCGTTTATCGTGCGGTTGGCCTTAAGCGCAGCTTCCAGCTGAGCCGCACTATGGATGATCAGGTGTACGAAGCGTGCAAGTGAACGCCGGGGTGTAGGGGCAGGGCCCCTACGGTCAACGCCTCACCCGCGCTGGCGGGGTTTCTGCCCACGTCGCAGGTGGACCACGTTGGAAGGTTCGGCGGCGGAATCGGGATCACTCCTGCCCAACCGCCTTTCGCGCCGTGCCCGGATGGCATCACGAAGATGGATCACGCTGGAACCGTTGCAGCCCAAGGGCTTCACCATGGGCGTCGCCGACACATCGCTTGGCGGCCGGGCTTCGGCCATCATCAGCCGCCATTCCCGTGCGATGTTGCATGTCAGTGACCACCAGGACATGTCGCCGGGTTCCAGCGAGTGGCCCTCGGGCGTGAACATGTGCCCAGCTTGGAAGCCGAAACCGGTCCAAGGGCCGGTCAGGTCGGTACGGTCGTGCGGGTCAATCTCGCTCATGCGGCCACTTCATCCTTGTCGGGTGTGCCGGAAGGCAAGCAAGAGCCGATCCAGAGCCGCAGCCACTGCCATGCTGAGCCTACAAACGCTGCCCAGCGCCGTACGCGTTTGATTGCGCATAATGTATATTATGTTCCTACGGATCAGGACATGGCTGTCTCAGCTGATGAGACTGTCGGTGCCCCCCTAACTATGTCGTCTGCCCCTTATCCATGTCACGAGCCGTAACTGT